CAGTAGAGGGGTGGATCACGAGACGAGATGGGATTCAAGAAGGAGTGCGAGATGACCGCTTCGGGCAAGAAGAAGACTCGCCCCGTCGCTTCGAGCAAGAAGGGAGTTGGCCGTTCGGCAATGAGTGTCAAGGACTACACCCTTGACCCCCGGAATGCCCGCCGCCACCCGGAGCGGAACATGAGCGCCATGGAAGCGTCCCTGCGCGAACTCGGGGCGGGACGTTCAATCGTCGTCGACCGCGAGGGTGTCGTCATCGGCGGGAACGCCGTTTACGAGAAGGCGCGTGAGCTTGGCATCGCCGTCCGCGAGGTCGCGACGAAAGGTGACGAGCTGGTCGTTGTGAGGCGGGTCGACCTGGCGACCGACGATCCCCGCCGCAAGGCGCTCGCCCTGGCCGACAACCAGATCGCGACGCTCGCTGAATGGGATGAGGTCGTCCTCTCTGAGTTGCTGACAGAGGTCGAGGAGATCGACTTCGAGACGATGGGCTTCGCATCTGGCCCATCTGGCGACGTGCTTGAGAGCGTGTCCCTAGCGGAGCGGTTCCTAGTACCGCCGTTCTCGATCCTGAACGCTCGTGACGGATGGTGGCAGGCGCGAAAGAAGGCGTGGCTCGCCCTTGGACTTCAGAGCGAGCTGGGACGAGGCAATGAAGGAGACGGCACGAAGCGCGGCCTGACCTACGCCAGTAGCTGTCAACCACCTTCGGTCTACAACGCCAAGAACCGCCACGAGGCCGCTGTCGGCCACAAGGTCTCGTGGGACGAGTTCTACGCCGCCTGCCCCAACGCGGCGGTGCAGTCAGGGACGTCGATCTTCGACCCGGTTCTGTGCGAACTCGCCTATCGCTGGTTCTGTCCTCCGGGTGGGACCGTTCTCGATCCGTTCGCCGGGGGGTCCGTGCGCGGCGTCGTCGCTGCGGTCCTGGGGCGACGCTACGTCGGCATCGACTTGAGCGAGGAACAGATTGAGGCGAACCGCGAGCAGGCCGAGGCGATCTGCGACGATCCGTGCCCGGTATGGCACGTTGGCGACAGCCGGAACATCGCAGCCCTAGCCACTGGCGTTGAGGCCGACTTCGTCTTCTCCTGCCCACCGTATGCCGACCTGGAGGTGTACAGCGACGATCCGGCGGATCTGTCCACACTCGGGTATGACGACTTCCGCCGTGACTACGCGGAGATCATCGCGGAGACGTGCAAACTGCTGAGGGCCAACCGCTTTGCGTGTTTCGTGGTGGGCGAGGTACGAGACAAACGCGGGCGCTACTACGACTTCGTCGGGGACACGGTCCAGGCGTTTCGCGACGCGGGTCTCGACTACTACAACGAGGCGATCCTCGTCACCCAGTTGGGTAGCCTGCCCATCCGCGTCGGGCATCCGTTCGAGGCGAGCCGCAAGCTCGGGAAGACCCACCAGAACGTGCTCGTCTTCATCAAGGGCGATGCGAAGAAGGCGACGAAAGCGATTGGCCCCGTTGAGGTCGGCGATCCGCTGGGGTTCGTCGAGGAAGGGGATGCACGGTCAGGCGGTGAGTCGTGATGCGTAGCGTGCGCGAAGGGCAGCGATCCCCTTGTCGAAGATGCTCGCCTCATCGAATCCGAGCTGAGCGTAGAAGCCGGGGTGCGCAAGGACCTCATGCGCACGAACGATCGCGGCCTTGTGCTCGCCCAAGCGGGGGAAGGATGCGGCGAGGCGCAGCGCGCGTGGCCAGTCGCCGGTTTGCATGTGCCGGAGGAGGGTATCGATCTTCTTGTCTCTCATCGAGAGAGTGTCTTACGAAAGGTCGTCGCCACAAGCAATCAAAGATCCGAAGGGCGGTTCCCGATGGCTAAGACGGGTCGTCCCTCTCTCTACGACCCGAAGCTTCACCCCAAGCTCGGGTTTTGGCTCGCGCAAGCCGGGCTCACCGACGAGCAGATCGCCGAGGAGATCGGGATTGATGGCTCGACGCTCTACCGGTGGAAGGCAAGCAAGACGAAGTTTCGCGAGGCCCTAAAGAGTGGCAAGGTGACTCCCGACGACGAGGTCGAGGCGGCGCTTCTACGTCGGGCAAAGGGGTTCAAGTACGTCGAGAACGGCAAGGAAAGGGTTGCGCTGCCCGACACGACGGCGTGCATCTTCTGGCTCAAGAATCGGAGACCGGGTGAGTGGCGAGACAAACGCGAGCACGATGTCACTGGGAACATCAAGGGACCACTCATCGTGATGATGGGGGACGATGCCGGCGAAAACTGAGTCGCCACCGGCGGGTAAGATCTTCATCCCGTACGAGTTCCAGAAGAGGGCGCTGCGCTCGAAGGCGCGGTACACCGTCCTCCTCGGTGGTACTGGTAGTGGCAAGACGCACCTCGTTCCAGTCTGGCATGCGAAGCACATCGCCAAGGACATCAAGGCGGGAGTCGGGTCCGATGCCAAGTACCTGGCGATTGGGCCAACGGCAGAGATGGTGCGGGACATGATCGCGCCGGTCTTCATCAAGCAGTTCGCCGACACTGCCTACGAGGGAGAGTACGCGAAGCAGGCGGCGACCTACCGACTCCCGACAGGCGGGCAGATCTTCTTCCGGTCGGCGGATCAACCGCTGCGCATCGAGGGGCACCATGTTCGGGCATGCTCAGTGGATGAACCTTCGCAGATGAAGGCAATGATGTGGCCGGTCATCCAGGCGCGCACCGCTCTTCACAAAGCGCCGACACTACTGACGGGCTACCCGACGAACATGGGGTGGTACTACCACGAGGTCTACAGGCAGTGGGTGGCCGGTGACAAGGACTTCGACGTCATCCAGTTCTCGTCACTCGAAAATCCGAACTACCCCCGCGACGAGTTTGAGAAGGCACGGAAGAGGATGCCGGAGTGGCTTTTCGAGATGCGCTACCTCGGCAAGTTCCGCAAACCGTTCGGACTTGTCTATCCAACCTTCGGCGAGCAGTGCTTCGTCGAACCGTTTACGGTGCCGGAGGACTGGCCAACCTACGTTGCGATTGATCCGGGCATCTTCTTCGGGGCGCTCTTTGCGGCGTGGCACGATGGGGTGTACTACCTCCACGCCGAACGCTACACAGAGGAAATCCAGCCGGCGTCCGTGCATGCTGCGGCGATCGAAGCACTCGCCGAAGGCATCGTGCAAGCCTTCATCTATGACCCAGCCAGGGCGACAGATGCAGCCGAGTTGGAGGCGCGCGGCCTCGGGCCGATGGTGCCGGCTTCCAACGCAGTGCTGACGGGCATCGCTACGCTGACGGGCTTCATCAACGACGGCCGTCTCAAGGTCATGCGTGGCCGCTGCCCGAACTTCGTGGATCAGATGGAGCGGTACAGCTTCCCAACCGATGCCATGACTGGCAGCGTGAGCCGCGAGAACCCGATCAAGAAGGACGATCACCTGCCCGACTGCGCCCGCTACCTGGTCCAGACGCTTGAAGGGGCGCGTGACGAGCTCCACCAAGAAATCTTGATCTACGAAGACGACACCGTGATCTCGCGGTACTGACGCAGCGGAAGGTCCCGCGGCACATCAAGCCTCTCTGAGCGCATGCGGCGTCTCTCCCCTCATCTCTACCGATAGATGCCACCGCCGTACAGCGCCGCTGATCGACTGAGAGGTCCCGAGAGTCGGCTCGCGTGAGCGAGCGGGAGTCTTGGGCGCCGCTCTAGCGTTGTGTGGCATGAACCAGATCTGAGGTGCGCCAGCGAGTCCCGCCCTTGCCCGCGTGAAGGTTTCTGTCTGTCTTGCCCCTTGAGAGGAATGGTCCTAGACTGACACTGTTGTGATTCTCGGAGGGATGCGTCGAAGTGCTGGGTTTGCTCTCTTGGCCTTGGCCATTGTGGCGGTGGTCGGCGGATGTCTCCTTCTCAACTCCCCTCCTGTTGCGAAGTTCACTTTCGTTCTCTCGCGAAGGGATGCACCTTGTGTCGTCGGGTTTGACGGTTCTCTCTCTCATGATCCGGATGGAATCGTCGTGAAATACGAGTGGGGGTTCGGCGACGGGTCGCGTGGCGCTGGAATGCTGGCCACGCACACCTACACGGCCAGTGGCGCGTACACCGTCACGCTTGAAGTAGCTGATGAGAGCGGTGCGACGTCCTCTTCAAGCGAGACGTTCACTGTTCACGAGCCATATGCCGTCGACGAAGGGATCTGGGCGGTCTTCGAGGCTTCGCCCCGCTCGTACATGGTGCCGCCTTACACGATCCAACTCGATGCGTCAGCATCATCATCGGATCATGGTGTCATCAACACGTACATCTGGCGCTTCGGAGACGGCGGCACAGGAAGTGGCCGCACAGTCCTTCATACCTACCCCGGTGCAGGGTCATACACGGTCAGCCTCACGGTTATTGATGCACAAGGAGCCACCGGTTCGATTTCTCAGGTAATCCAGGTCAGCACGGATGATGTGGAGGATGGCAACATCAAACCCAGCGCCTCATTCACGGCATCCCCAGCCTCGGGAACAGTCCCTCTTCTCGTCACCTTCAACGGGTCCGGTTCATCCGATCCGGATGGCAGTATCACTTCCTACAACTGGACCTTCGGAGATGGAGGCACCGGAAGCGGCGTCACCACGTCCCACACCTACAGCACCGCAGGTACATACACTGCGAACCTGATGGTAGTCGACAACGAGGGAGCGGTCGCCTCGACGACTCGAACCGTACAAGTCGGCGCAAGCGGGGGGAACACAGCGCCTATCGCCTCATTCACGGCATCCCCAGCCTCGGGAACAGTCCCTCTTCTCGTCACCTTCAACGGGTCCGGTTCATCCGATCCGGATGGCAGTATCACTTCCTACAACTGGACCTTCGGAGATGGAGGCACC